TTGGGCAGGTGAGCCAACGCCAGTACCTTGGATAAGATATTTAGCTTCTGCACGACCAATACGCTCTGCAATTCGACGAGATAAATACTCTTCGATATCCACACCTGAATCTTGTAACAATTCGTTTGATACGCGGATAATTTTTGATGAGAGTTTTTTCGCACCAAGCTCCGCAGTGCCGAATTCAGTATCTAATTCAGTTGCTGCCGCATTTTCACCAATTAATTCACCTTCTTCAGCGGTGCCGTTTGCAGTCGCCCAAGTAATGATTCGACCATCTGCTGTATTGAGAATTTGAGCAACGCTTGCAATACCGCCATAAGCTTTCATTTGTTCAACAATACGAGCCTGCATTTCTTTAGGGACTGTATAGCCACCTTTATTATCTGTGCCTGCTGCCTGTGCACGAAGTTCAGCCATCACTTGACGTTCTTCTTGGCTTAATTCGCCTAATCCTCGACGCAAGAACGAATTAAATGCTTGGGAACGTTTAACTTCTACATCAATATCTAGTTTTGATTCAGTTTCAATTTGACGTTGTTCTTCAACAAATAAAGCATCGGTTGAACGCAATGATTCTTCACGCTCAATTTGAGATTCAATACCACCTAACTCAGACTTCATCGAATCCCACTTAGTGCGTTGTTCTTCAGTCCATGTTTTTTCGCCAATTTCATCATTCAATTGACGCATTTGAGCCGCGATATTACGACGTTTTTCTTGAAGTTCATGTAATTTAGCCATGATTTTTCCTCTTTCTTTAAATGAAAAAAAGCCGCATTATTGCGGCTCGTATTGATAAAAATTACTTTTATTTAGCGCTAATTAAGCTTAAAAATCGCTCACGTGCGGCTTTTTGTGATACCGCTTTAGCAATTGTTCCTGAGTCTCGAGCTTCTTTCCACGCTTCAAGTGAGCGAGCTGTACTGCTTGCTTCTTGGTAAGCGGGATAAGTCACAGGACTGACATCATAAAGGCGTGAAATTTTATGAATTTCACGGATGATTACACCATCATCATTTTCATACCAGTCATCTCCATTACGTGCGATCTTAAACGCAAAGGATGATTGAGTAATATCACCACGTTTTAGCGGTGCAATAACTAAATCTCGAATAGTTGGATTATCTGGTGCGATAATGTCGTATTTCAAACCTGTTTCATCTACTGATAGACTCAACGTTCCAGCTTTACTTCGACCTAAAATAAAATTTGGGTCGTGATTGAACAATCCACGTACATCATCCTCTAGTACATCATCGAACGCCCCAGGCATAATGATTTCTCGAAAGCCCCACATCACTTCTGATTTGGAATTAAATACGGAACCATACCCTATAATATGCGTAGGTTCATTATCTCGATTTTCCGCTCGCACCTCGCCAGCGTAAGACCGCTTCTCTACATCACTCATTTGTATTCTCCGTTTGTTTATTGTTTGCTTGTTTTGCTGCATTTACACTGACTAGCATTTCATCCAATCCATCAACTGGATTCATATCTTCAAGCTGACGAGCTTCATTTCGCGACATCCAACCATCAGTGATAGCCGCATGGTAGAACGTTGCTCGCTCACCTGCAGTACCACGCATAATCCCTGCAAGATTAAACTTAACAAAGTAACCCGCTTTACGCTCTGCTTCAGTAAAGATTTTTCTGTTTAACTCTTGCTCCCAATTAACCACCCATGGCATCACGCTGAATCGAATAAACTGGATTGTCTGTTCTGATATGTTGGAAAATGTCGCTTTCTCCAAATCGTTGATCATGTGTGCGGGAACATTAAAAATACCTGCTATCTCAGAACGATTCAGTTTCATCATTGAAAGCAGTTCAGTATCGACTGGTGACACGGTCAAAGCCTTATAATCAAGCTCAGCAGGAAGTAATATTGTTTTATTTTCTTCGCTTCTCAGCTTTTCTTGTGCGGTTTGCCACATCTTTTTAAAATTTTCCCACGCGTTGCTATTCAGTGGCGTCTTAACCGAAAGAATACCTGCAGGACGAGCATTTCCACCGAAGAACCCGCTCGCAAATTTTCGAGCGTCCAACCCTAAGCCAATCGTCTCAGCATGAGTTTGAATGACTGATTTACCTGTTTTTATTGATGGCCCGAGTGACTTGATGTGTAAAACATCATCCGGAGACAGACTCATTGTCTTATCATCACCGTAGTAAGCATAAACATAGCGGCTTCCGTTTTTAAGCAACTGCACTTTCCACGGCTCTAATGATTCAAGCGAGACAACTCCACCGTTTTTATCACGAACAATATGGATATAAGCATTTCCGTACAATAAAACAGAACTTTGTGCATATTCACGCAATTTATAAGATGTCTGCCAATCGTTAGGGCTATCATGTAGCAGGTAATATGCCGGATGATCTTTTACTGTTTCTACTTTGTCTCCACTCTTACACTTAACGTGTAGCGGTAATTGTGCGACCGAACTCGACAACACGTAAACGCAAGCATAAACAGCAGATAACTTCATCGCCAAATCAGGACTAACTGATTTAGTCGGCTGCATTCCGAATATCTCTTCGTAAGCTGATTCAGCACTTAATGGCACCGCTGGATTTTCCAGTGAACGAGTGCTAAATAATTTATCAAAAATCATTGTTTACCTCTCGATGCCAAAATAGTTAAAAGCAGTAATAATACCCCACTACCAATTAATGCAATATCTGCCCCATATTTGAGATACACTCCATAAGACATCAAGCCAAAGCCTGTTAGACCTAAAAGATCTAAAATGACAGTTCTCATAGTTCCAATACCTCATTTGGGAAAAAGTTTTCATCATCAGTGCTCAACATAATGCGACCGATTGCCATCATTAAAGCCACTGCTCCATCTATTTTATTTTCAGGAATTTCTTTAATTGGGCGCACTACATCATCATTCCCTGGAACCGTCTTACCAACCACATTACCGATACACCACGTCATAATTGGGTTTCCGTCATGATGGAAACGGCCTGATTCAATTGCCGCTTCCAATTCTTTCATTGGGTCGGATAAATTGGTGTAGTTTTGTGTGATGGTTATAGGGTTTAGCCCTTCATCGGCTAAGTTATGGCTGATTGCTATCGCCCCATGCGGGTCAATTGCCACACAGGAAACTCTATGTTCTTGATTGGTATCTTTGATGACTTCTTCTATTTCTCGATAATCAACTTCCGCACCATCTGTTGCGGTTAAATGTCCACTGTTTACCCATTTTTGATATTTGTCCACCACTCGTTTTAAAGCAGTATCAGTGTTATAGATAGTATCTTCAGGAACGAAGAATTCTGGAGCAATACAATAATAATGCCGCTTACCATCAATAACCCGAGCAAACACTTTAACAAGCGAGTTCATATCAAGTTTTCTCGCCATATCAAGGCCAAGTACAACATCATCACCTTGGAAATCTTCAAGCGATAATGTTTCATCCTTGCAGTTTTCCCAGCTCACCATGTTGAAATAGCTTTCTTTAGCTGACACCCAAACATTTAGATGCTTAGTCTTGAATGTATTGGTCAAGCGTGCATTATTAATTGCCTTGTTTTGCTGACTAATTAGGTAATCACCATAAACTGATACATCAAAGTTTGGATTTGCTTTGCGTAATACGCTTTCATCCGTCCAATCGTCATCTTCATCAATTGTATAAATAACCCCAAATAGCTCATCATTCGGAATTGCACCTGATAGCTTTTCAATTACTTCTCTGCGTTTATCATAACAAGGGCCTTCGATGTTATAACCTGCAGTCGTAATGATAAACATAAGCGGTTGTTTACGAGCCCCCATACCAGTCAACATAGTGGTATATAGCTCATCATTCTTATGCTCATGATATTCGTCCACTATCGCACAACTAGGCGATGCACCATCACCCGGTGAACCGATAAGCGGCTCAAAACGAGAACCGTCAGCAGGTCGGTTTAAGTTGGACGCATTTACTTCAATGCCGAAAGTCGAGCAAAGTAGATCGGTTTTTTTACACATCGATCGAGCAGGACGGAATACTTCCCACGCTTGCTTTTCGGTTGTTGCACCTGAATAAACTTCCGCACCAAACTCATTATCCATGCAGAACATATACAAGCCTACACCAGCTGAAATAGCTGATTTACCGTTTTTGCGGGGTACTTCAACATAAACTTCACGGTAACGACGCAGATTGTCGCTTTTACGCAACCACCCGAAAGTATTTGCCATAATGAATAGTTGCCACGGTTCAAGCGTGATATTTTGTCTTTTTGATGCCCACTCGCCTTTTGTGTGAGGTAGGTATTGAATAAATTTACACGCCTTTTCAGCCTTCACATCATCAAAATAATAAGGAAATTTAACCGCACTTTGCTTTTCTAAATCATCAATGAACTGCTGACAGGTTTTTACAATAAATCGGCACGCAGGAATTTTGCCAGCAATAACATCTTTGGCATACTTAATTGCCTTTTTTACATTATCTGTCATTGCATTAACTCCGCGAATGGGTTGTGATTTTGCTCATCAACCTTACCAATCAATCGTTGTCGACTGCTTGGGTCAAGTCCGAGCAACGCTCCGAATGTAGTCATCTGTTTCAACGCTTCATTCAAAACAGTAAAAGCAGGATTTTTCGATAATCCACCATTCCCGTTCTCAACAAACGTGCCGTATTTTTCAACATCTTTACAAGCACGATTACGATTCTGATATGCAATGCAATAGTTTGTCACTACTTCAAGATCGGTTTGGAGTAGAACTCCTTGGGATAGTAATTCTTTTAGAATAAAGGCCCACATTTTTTTACCATCAGTATTAAGCTGAGATGGCGGTGGGGTGTTTTCGTTAAACGGACTGAACTCAGGCTCGTCTTTATTTAATTTTCTTTTACCGGGGTTGCCGCGACGCTCTTTCACTTTCGTCGGAGTGGGCTTTCTTCCTCGCCCCGGCGTTGTTGCTATTCCTGTCATTTGGCGTTTACCCTAAATTTTTAATTTCGCGGTTGTAAAAATAGAGTTAGGGTGGCGGTTTCGATAGGCAAAACCTATAGAGATTTTACCACCCCCTACCCTTACAAAAACAACCGCACTTTAAACACTATTTCAAGCGTTCTCGCGCTGTTTTGAATTTATGGCATGAATTACATAAACTTTGTAGATTAGTTAAGTCATCACTACCACCGTGAGCCTTAGGGATTATGTGGTCAACAGTTGTAGCTGTTACAAACAGACCTTGCTTTAAACATTCTTGGCACAAGTAGTTATCACGAACTAACACGACAGCTCTTATTTTTCGCCATTGAGCTCCATAACCACGCTGAGACGATGTCTTTCCTTTCTGATGTCTTTGCCAACCACAACCTTGATGTTCATCACAATAACCATTGCTGTTGATTGTTGTATTCTTACAGCCTTGCTTTCTGCATGCTTTAGGTATTCTTGCTGGCATAGTTCCCACCAAAAGAAAAAAGGCGAGTATTGTCACTCACCTTTTATTTACTTAACTTCTCTGTTTGCCACTCCCGAATTTTATCAATACGGTTTAAGCACATATCACGTTCGCGTTTTAAGATTATCGCGTACTTTGTCACATCACCATAAGTATCACCAGCAAATGCCGTCTTATCTAAATGAGCGGTCAATGCTGCAGGTAATTGAGAACAACTCACTACAACTGGCTTACTGGCGCAAGAACTCAATAACATTGCTAGGAGCACTAGTATTAAAAGCACTGCTAGTTTTAACTTGTTTCGGTATAGATTTGATAACTGCATCTGATTTACTCCTTGCATCTGACTCTACCTGACTTAGCTCAAATGTGAGCTGTCTATTTCGCTCAGCATCTTCTTCTAATCGAGTGATCGTTTGACTTTGTGCAGCAATTGTTTCTTGGTGTGTTTTAATCTTTCCATTCAACCCATCAATAGTTGCTGACTGATGATGAATCCAACCACACAATGCAAGAATTACAAACGCAGAAACAACGGAGCACACCAATAAAACCTTTGTGAATCCGTTACTGATATATTGCCCGATACCAATCATGTTAAACCCCATAATAAATAGCGGTGCGGTTTAGGCTCTTTTGTTTACGCTTTCGCCATCTGATTTAATAGCTCCCATAACCGCACCAGCTAACCATGCACATAACAACTATACTTTATTGACTGGAGATAAACATAAATCACGTTCCCTTAATCTTCGTTTTAATATAGATTTATGCACCTTACCATTCACCCTGGAATAATTAGGGAAAGTATTACACATGCGAATAAAATCTTTATCAATTGCAGCTTTATAAAGCTGAGTCTTTTTAAAACGACCACTTTCTCTATCTAAGTAAAACCGAGAACCTTGACACCCAATGTTAAAAATTAATGAGCCCAAAGCATCTATTTGATTTTGGTTCATTTCATTGTATGGATAGTAATCAATAATGCACTTACTAACCTTGCGCAAATCTTTTGCATACTGATCTGCTATTTCTTCATTGGTATAGGTTTTACCAATGATGACATTAGCGCCACCAGTAGTAGCCGCTCCGATACCAAATGTCCACTCTTTTGCTGCACATTGATACGGATTAGTTCTACAACCTTCTTCATCACCAGTTTCGCGTGCACCATTCTCGGAAATTATAATTCCTGATGAACGATCTTCAGAGTCATATACCAATCCAACAATTACACTAACTAAACAAATACCAAAAGCGCTAGCTTTTTTGAGTTTTGACATCTTTATCACCCTGTATCATTTCACCGTTTTTGTCACGAACGCCCGCTCGAATTTCTTCGAGTTCTAACATTCGTTTTTTATAACGAGATTCACGTATATAACCACATATAGTGACAAGAACACCAATTAAAATAGACCATTCAGACAGAGTCATAGCTCCAAATAAAGCAGTTAGCCAACCATAAGCCTGAGACTCTACAGGCATGTCTTTGAGAATTTGCATTTATACCCACCATATTTTCGGCAATAAAAAAGCCCCGACCGTTTCCGATCAGGGCTATAAAAAATAATCTAGGTGTTCACTACTTACACTGCGACCACCATATATCTAAATAGTATGACACTTTGCCAAATATGTCAATATGTAATTTTAATTTTTTTGATATTTGTTGCACGTTCCCTGCTAGTTCTCTGAATAATAAAGCAAGTTATAAGCAGTTCGTGAATTATTGCTTTTGCAAAGTGTATCTCTTTTTCGACCTCACGATAGATTGTCCTAAAACTTGGCACTCTTACGTTAGATTTACCTGCACAAGGTCTCATTTCCTTAGCTTTGGCTTTGTTGTGTAGGTGTTCTGCTATAAAATTGATTGTTCTTTTGTTTACATAATAAGCAAACACAATAAAATGTAAGATTTGGTCATTTTTCTTAAAAAACATTTCAATGGTTTGACTAATCATAAACCCAGTTTCATCATCGCAAATTGATTCATTTGGCTCTGCAGGAATGACTGATTGCATTAGTTTTGCAATAATATTTAATTGCGGTTTATCAAGCCTACCACTGCGCACCCACGCACCCCATTTAAACATCCATTCATCAACAAATTCTTCCTGTTCCTCGGTCAGTTCAAGCTCGCTAAATTTACGCATCGATACCTCTAATTTTAATGATTGACTTACCTTTACTTACTACGCCTTTTTCCTCGATTGAGTATTTTCGAATAATTTTACGGTTATCGTCCTTAATTAACCCTGCACCAACTAAGCTATCAAAAATCCCTTTAGGCAAGTTGTCTAAATCGCGTGGGCGGTTGTCTAGGAAGTAGATTTCCATCTTTATTTCAACCGCACTTTCGAACGGATCGAATTGCGAACAAACTTCGGTAGCAATGCGTTTAAATTCGCGCCCTGCTTTTGATATGTAATGCTTACCTTGTCTTGTGTGCTTCCAGTAGTGGTTCACGCTCGGTGGGTACGGCAAACAGATTTCAAGCCAATCACTCATAACTTGCCCTCCTTGCGCAAAATTTGCTGTGTTCGTAACACTCCTTCAGCGTGTGCTAGGCGGACATATTCAACATCCATTTTTCTAGTTCTACGGTCGCATTCATCATGGCAAGATGAGCATGCCCAAGCACCAAAAATATCATCTGGCTTCATACCGACTCCATTTAATCCTGCCATACGATAATGTGCTAATACGGTCGTTTCAGAATTAAAATTACAAATGCCAGGCAAGCGAACCATACATTCTCGCCCCTTTGCTTCTTTTCGATAGTCTATTTTCCCCATATTTTCACCTCTAAAATTGACCGCACTTTTGTTTTGAACTGTAAACTATTGATTGAGTGTTGCAGATCAACCGACAAACCCTATTAATTGATTAATCTTGTTATCAAGTGCAGCTTCGTCTTCGTAGATATTACAAAGCGTTTCGTTCCAAATGACGCCGTACACTGTTTTATACACATCGTTAAATCGTTCTTGACTCATATTCGCAAATGAGATTGACCAACGCTCTTTAACGGTCCCTCCATCTTGTGCTGGTTTGATGTCGTAAAATCCCGCTTTTTTCATCACATGATCGAGATACGCTTCAAGGGTTTTCATGCCCTCATAATCTAATTTTGATTCGCGATTTGACCGCACTTTTGCTAGCACGCTATCTGCTATCGGTTTAGTTACATTCTGATACAGGTTTTCATCATTGGCGGCTACTGCAATTTCTCTTGCGACCGCCTGCGCTATCCATTCTTCCGCTTGGGTAAGTACGCTAAATTCAGGCTGCCAGTATTCAAAACCGGCATCGAGTAGCGCAAAAAACTTCTTGTGATGTTGATAGTTTCGATTGTTGCCGATAGGTGTAATTTTTACCGCACTTCCTATCGGTAGCCCTTTTAGTAAATTGCGGTCGTAGTCTGTTTCCGCTACAACCGCACCATTCGCATATTTAACCGCGTGGATTACCGTTTTTTTCTGCTTTTGGCTCGCCATTCGAGTTCACCTAAATCATCGATGTGGACATGACGGATAACTTGCCCCATATTGCGGTGACGCGGGTCAAATATCGCTAAGTGATTACCACGGCAGACATCAGTCCATAACCCCGTTTGAGGACTTAAAAACTTAATGCGGCCACCAACAATAAAACGGATTTCCGTTGCTTTTTGGGTGATTAGCGAAAACCATTCCGTGCTAATATCGACCGGCAGTAACATCACTACTAAACAGTTATGATTTTCAAACAGTTCGATGGAACGCTTGATAAAACTTAACGGATCGCTAAACGGCGGATTAATGAAAATGCGCTCGTTTTGCAGTGGGTAAGTTAAGTAATCCATTTCAGGCGTTACATATCGCTCAAGTTTTGCGTTGTGCGGTAGTGCAGCGCCATCAATCGTGAAACCAAATTCGGCATGAACCGGGTTAAATAGTGAAAGTGATGTTGGATAGGTATCCTTATCAAATTTTTGCTCTGTCATTTTCTGTAACTCTCCCAATCAAATGCGATAATCGCCCCTTGTCCTTCCATCATCCTATCTAATACTCGTTCACCGATATAAATCCCCAGTTCTTGCTCAGATAAATTACTGATTAAAATCGTGGGTTTCATTTGCTCATAACGAGTATTGATAATTTCAAATAAAATGATTTTTTCCGCTTCTGAGCCGAACTGAACACCAATTTCGTCAATAATCAGCAAATCTTTGTCCGTGTAGGTTTTAATTGTCCGTTCTTCGCTAATTTGACTATCTCTGCTCCAAGAGTTTTTGATATCACGAGCAATACGCAATGCGGTTGAGATCAATACTTTGGCTTGATGATTTTCGATAATGCTATTAGCAATCGCACAAGCTAAATGATTTTTACCTGTACCTGGTTTACCACAAAACACTAGCCCACCACCTTTCGCCAAACGGTCAAGCCATTTATCCGCATAGCGTGTCGCATAGGCTAAAGCTTTTTTAGCACCATCATTCACAGGCTCATAATTACTCAAGCTGCAATGGGCAAAACGCATTGGGATATTTGATAATGTTTTCAAACGCAAAATTTCGCTTTGATTTTCTGCTTGAATCTCTTTTTTCAACGTTGTAATTTTCTCTGCGGTACAATGTGGGCAAGCCGTCTTAAACGTATATGTTCGATTCATTAACTGATTCGTACTTTCGTGATAAGCGTATTCGCCATGGTTAGAATTTGTCTCACAAATACCACGCTTAGCCGTTGGCTCTTGCTGAATTTTCTCAACACTCAACAACGTCTGTTCCAATTTTGCTAACTCAGCTTGTAATTCGGTTAATTTAGCCATTTTGTTGTTCCATCGCCTCTACCGCATCGGCATAAAAATCAGGGATTGTTTCAGTGTATTTACGCTCTTGAAAGCCTGTGTGGGAATTGGGTTTATTGGGATTTACTGGAGAATAATTTTTAATTTCAAATAACCCAGTCCAAGTATTACCAATCGAACGTTCCAGTACTGCAATCGCTTTTTGCGGATCACCACCACTGAATTTTTCTAAATCACTCAAACACTTCTCAAGCGTTTCTTCGGTTTTAATCTCCGCACGTTTCGCTTTTCGCATTCGGCAATAAGCAATCCAAGTTTTACGATCAACATACTCAGGCAAATCTACCGTTTCGGGATTAAGCGCAGATACTTTTTTCGGTTTTTTCGCACCGTCCGTATTATTGATAGGTTCATTAATAGGATCATTAATAGTATCTTGATAGGATCGGTGGACAATTTGACTACCCTGGGT